GATCGTTCATGTCGCGTTCGCCGGGAGGCGGTTCGGTCGACGAAATGCCATCGTGCGGCGGCGCGTTACTCCAGCCCGGTGGCGGCGTGGTCGTACGTGGTGTGGCAGCGGTGTCAGTCATCAGGCTTTCCCTGCGGCCCATGCGGTGCCGGTCCAGTGCGCTTGTGTCGCATCACCCAGTACCACGTACTGGCCCGTCGTCCACGCGGTGGCCGGTGTCGCGGTGACGCCGGTCAGTTCGGCGAACTTGTCCGGCGAATCGGAGCCGGCCGGCGTAAACGTCCCCGGCGTGCCTGCGGTCGCCCCGGTCGTGGCGGGTCCGTTGTTACTCCAGCCGCCTTGCGTCATGTCGATCGGGACCGGAGGTGGTTCCGTCGCACTGATGCCGCCGTTCGCGGGAGCGTTACTCCATCCGGGTAGCGGTTCGGCCATTGGCAGTTGACTCCGAAAAATGATCGCCCGACGCGGACCGGTGCAGGTCCGCGTCGGATGGTCGTCGCGTGTTAGTTCAGGCCGGTGCAGACGCCGAAGGCACCCGGACGATAGACGGCCAGTGCGAGGCGTTCCTCGGCACGGATGGCGACCAGGTTCTTGATGAAGAAATCCTGATGGCTGTTGCTGGCTTCGATGCGGAGGCCGCCTTTGCGGAAGACCTGCGACATCGTGCCGAAGGCGCCGACGAGGGCGGTGTTGACGGCGATCGACGGCGTGACGACAACCGGCGTGCCCCACACCGACGCCGTCGGCAGCGCGGAGAAGGGACCGGGGCCGATGTATTCGCCATAGGTCGTCTTCGCCGTGGCGACCGTGAACCAGTTCGCCGGATTCATCACGACGCCGTCCGGATACACGAAGGCGGTCGTCGCAATCGCGGTAATCTGCCGCAGGATGGCATCGACGTTCGTCTCCGGTGGAGTCGCCCCGGCATTGCGTGCAACCGGTGTGGCCAACCCCGGACGATTCAACACGCCGAGGATGTTCGGCGCGGTGCCGTTGCCGTTCAGCAACTGATCTTCCTCGGCCAGCTGCACGCCGAGCGTGAGGCGTGCATCGATGTAGGACTGAATCGCGGCTACGTCTTCCAGTAGTTCCTCAGTGACCGGCAACCAGTGGGCGATCTTCGATACCGGGTCGGTGTGCTGACTGAAGACGAGGGCGGATTCCGGCTTCGCCGTGCCTTCCGCGACCGGCGCGGCGGCATTGGTGAACGCCGTCTCAATCATGTAGATGATCGCGTTCGATAGCGCCGTGCCGGACGCCATCAGGTCCGCGACCACCAACCGCTTGAACAGCACCGGCAGAATCCCCGGCAGGTACTGCGGCACGAGCAGCTTGCCGCCCGAGGCCGGATCTTCGGTCAAGGTTGTCGCGCGCATCGGGCCGAAGCATTCGATCGGCGGCGTGGCCCATGCGCCGTTGCGGCGGTGTCCGCCTTGGCGAATGAACTGTTGAAACTGCACGTCCTGCGTGAACTGTTGCCCCATCGAGCGCCGATCGGCAGGCAGCGCCGGACCGCTGGACGGACGGCTACCGCCCGACAACTGTTCGACGCGGGTCCGCAAGTCGGCATCGCCCCGCAGCGCATCGATCTTCGTTTTGATGGCGGCGCCTTCAGCCAGGACCGCATCGATCTGCGCTTTCTCCTCGGCCGTCATCGGGCGACCGGTCGTCGTGCTGCCGTCCGCATTGGTGACGGTGGCTTCGCACTTGTGCGTGATGTCGTTGATCAGGGCGGACGCGCGTGTGGCGACTGCCGCCAGGTCGGTTTCGAGTTGGGCGAGTTTCATTTGAAGGTACTCAGTTGGAGTACGAAGGCTCGTCGTTCGTACTCAATCAAAGCCGGGTCGCGCTCGACGTGTACATCGTTGGATCGCGAGTCCGTGTGTACAGGTGGGGCGTCAACCGCAGCGCGTGTCGATCCGGCGACAGCGGTCGTCGGCTGCATGACACGCGCGAGCGTTTCGTGGAGCGTGGCAATGCGATCGATCAGACCGGCACTGAGGGCTTGTTCCGCCCCCAGCGTGCGGCCTTGTCCATAGCCGTCGCGGACGTCGGCCGGTCGGATGCCGCGTCCTTTGGCGATGTCGCCGACCATGCGGCCGTACGCGCCATCGACCAGTCCCTGCACATGCGCCTTGGCGTCGTCGGACAGCGGTCCACCGTCGACGCCTTCGGCTTTGTACTTGCCAGCCGAGAAGACTTCGCGCTTGACGCCCAGTGCGCCGAGCGCCGCGCTGATGTCGTCGTGGATCGTGTAGACCCCGACGGCCCCGGCCAGCGCCGACGGGGACGCGATGAGTTCCGTGGCCCCCGACATCGCCCAGTACGCCGCCGACGCCATCAGGTGATTGGCCACGGCGATGACCGGCTTTACCGTGCGGGCGCGGAGGACTTCGCGGGCGAACTCCGAGGCGCCTGCGACGTTGCCGCCGGGACTGTCGACGTCGAAGACGATCGTCTTGACGTTCGGGTCACTGACGGTCGCCTGCAGCTGCTTGGTGAGGGCTTCGAAGGTCGTGCCGCCGGACGTTTCAGTGAACAGGTTCATGCGCGGCGAGATGACGCCTTGCACCGGAATGACCGCCACCGATCCGCCGGTCGGCACCGGCACATCGCGCGTGGCGCGGGCTTCGATCGCGGCGGCAATGGCCGCGTCGTCGGCGTCGAGGCCGGCCAGTCGACGAGCCAGGATATCGGCAATCAACGCCCGCATCGGTGGCGTAATCGCCCATGGATGTTCCAAGGCGAAGGCGACGAGGTGCGCGTAGTTACGCGGCGTCGGCATCGGCGTCCTCCGAATGTCGACGCGGCACTACGGCGAGTGCCGTCGTCGGCGGAATACTGGGGGTGGTCTGGTCAGCCGACGCCGCCGGATCGGCCGTCGTGTCGAAGGCGTTCGACGGGCCACCCTGCTGCGGGGCCAGTTGGTCGGCCGTCGGATCGTCTTTGATGGACGGCAGGTTGAGACGGCCACGCGCTTCGTTCGGCGTCATGAACGCCCGACGGACCGCGACGGCCAGCGAGGCGGTCTGTTCTTCGAAGGCGCCCTTGAGTTTTTCGGCGATGTTGAATTCGCAGTACACGTCGGCGTTGTCCGTGACTTCCGGCAACAGCCACAACATCAGCGCCTGTTGAATCATCGAGAACCATGGCCCCAACGTGTCGGCGTACAGCTGCTTGTGCTGTTCCTTGATGTTGGAGAAGGTGGCGTGTTCCAGGTCGCCGACAAACGGCGGCGGAATGTGATAGGCCGCTGCACATTCGGTCCGCGACAGCTTCCGTGCATTGATGTATTCGGAGTCGCGGAAGGATTGCGATATCTGCTTGAAGGTCATCCCGTCCTCAAGGACGGCGACCGTGCCGGCCCCGGCCGCGCCACCGTGTCGCGCCTGCCATTGTTCGCGCCACGATTGTTTCTGCGTCGGCGTCCAGCGGGGCGCATCCTTCGGCCGTTCGATCACGCCTTCGACCTGCGCGGAGTTCTGCCAGTAACTGGCGCGATGATCCGCAGCGGCGGTTTCTTCGGCCAGCATGCGCGACAACGTCACCAGCGGCGACAGCCCCATCACGTCGTTGAGCGGGTTGTAGCCGTTGAAGTACACGACGTCTTCCAGGTCCAGCGGTTGCGGGTCGCCGCGATAGGGCGTGTACAGGTAATGATCCGGCAGCAGGCCGCCGACGACTTGCACGGATGCCGGTGGCAGGCGCACCAGTCCGATGCGGTCGGACAGGCGGACCTTCAGCCAGTAGGCGTTGAAGTAGATCCCCAAATCACAGACGAGACTTTCGATCAGTCGGTAGCGGGTCGTCGCATAGTTGGGATGGTTCAGCCAGTCGACGACGGGATACTCGTCCCCCAACCGCAGGCGGTCGGTATCGGACACGCGGCGGAACCAGTGCAGACCGCAATCCGCGATGCCGCGTGCCAGAAAGTCGACGCAGGTCCGGATGTTGGGTTGCAGCGTGTAGACCTGTCCGAAGACCCACGCATTGCCGCCGAGGCCGTAGTAGGGCGACGTCCACGATTCATTGTTGCGGAAGCTGTCGTAACTGGTCGGCGGCGTCGGCGTGTTGACCGACAGGAAGCCGCCGCCGGACTGGACGATCGGCATCACACGACCTGCAGGAACGCGACGTTGGCGCGGTGAATGATCACCTCACCGTCGATGGTGACCGGATCGAGGGTCGGTTTCAGGATGGCGGCGTTCTTCAGCACGAACCAGGATCCTCGTACCGACCAGAGCACCCCACGAATGGCGGTGTCGGGTTCCGAAATCAAGTTCACGACGACGGACTGGCGCAGGCAGGGCGGTGCGA